TTAAAAAAGGTGTAAGCGCAGCAGTACAAAAAGGAATAGACACCGCTAAAGATCCAGAAGTTCAAGCTAAAGCTAAAGAGATAGGTGCTGAAGTACACACTAAGGCTAAAGAAGTTGGAGGAGAAGTTGCAAAGCGGGGAAGAACAGCTATGCGTGGCCTAACAAGTCGAGCAGGGGAATTAAGAGCAGGTTTAGGTAAGTAATAAAAAAGGCCCCTTTCGGGGCCTTTTCTATTTTACTGTTGGAAAGTCATCCAACCATTTTGTAACACTCGGTTCTTCTGGAGAACCATCGTAGGCGTCAGGACCTAATCCCCAAGAGCCCCAATTCGTTCCACGAGCCGTCATATAGAAGGCCGCTTTGGCATTGGTTACTGGATCAAATAGATCACTGTCTTTTGCGATATTGAATTTTTCCCTACGAACTTCTCCCAAATTACCAATCATGTTAATTTGGAATAATCCATAGGAATTGTCCCCAGTACCTGGAGTATTGTTTCGGGATGTTGGGTTACCTCGAGATTCCCTCATGACTACCGACCAGGCCATTTTTAAGGATTCACCCTTAAAACCAACCAGCGATAGCATGTCTACAAGTTCCGTATCAGTGAGCTCGGTGGCTCCGCGGTACTTGTCTAACGGGTCTATAATTTTAACTGTAGCTGTAGATCCGTCTACTATAGGGGCTTTTTCTGCCGCTAAAGCGTTTGGTACTCCAACTATCAGTAGTCCGTACAGGACTAGCATTGTTAAATGCGATTTTTCATAACTTTGCACTCGGTCTCCTAGGCTAGAAGGCCAGTCCTGACTTTGTATGCCTGTCACACATACTAAGCAACTCAGCCTCTTTCTGCCAAGTTCGGTCTGCAACCCTTTTGTTACGGAGGTGCTGATGACCAGATTGCTCTGGCCATACCTAAACCCTAGCAGTAACTACAGGGGGTCAGCAACCAAGAACTACGTGTAGAATAAAGTTTCTTAATTTGAGAGGAATATCACATGTCACAATGGTCAGCTCCATGGAATGCACCAAAAGTCCAGGTAGATACAGCAATTGAGCCTATAGTAGAGGCTGTTGCACCAGTAGAAGCACCGGCACCAGAGGTTAAAGTAGAAGAAGTTTCTGATAAAAAGTCTGCAAAGAAGACTGAAACACCTGTTGAAAAGGAATGAGGGTAGAGCGCATCGTTACGCGGCAAGGGCATCCCGTACCGGAAACAGCGCATCAGCCTAAGGGACCTTTCCCACCAGAGTTATTTGAGTCCTCACCAGTTGTAACTGACTACCACCCACAGCCAGATGGCGGGGTGGATGTTCCTGTTGGCGGAACAGCGCAGAATAATTTTCAAGCCGTGCGTTGGTTTAGGTGTAAAGTATGTGATGCAGTATTACGTGAACAAGAAGTAGATGATCATAATTGTGAGGACTAATCGTGGCAAATCCAAGAGACGTGGGGCCGTTCTATTGGCACACGCTTGTCTACCCTGTAAAGCCTAAAGAGTTTTGGGAACGAGCAGAAACTCAAGAAATAGCCGAACCTTATAGAGGTGGAGTTGGGGTATCAATTAGGCTGCCACTCACTAGACTGGCTATAGTTATCGGTAAGTGGAACGCTAGGTTTGATGAGGGACAGGCACTAACAAACGCTATACGAGGCAGATATCTTCCAGAAGAAGAAGTTGACTGGGAGTACATACGATACGGAGCAAAAGATGGGGACAATGTTTAAGAAGAAGCGTAATCCTGAACGTGAGCGCACTAAGATTGAAAAACGTGTTGAATCACTTCCTACTACTGAACTTTTACCTTGGATTGAAAACGCCCTATACGCTATAGGTAAAAATCTATCTGTCTGGCAAAAAACGCAAGATGCCTACGCTTTAGAAGAAGCTCGTATGGGCGCAGAGGCGCTGCACGTTATTCTTGAAACATTAAAGAAAAGAAACCCCTAATGAGTGAGTTTGAACATAGCGATCAATTTGAAGAGATAGATCCCGAAGACCTCATCTTTGATGAGGAAGAGGATGATCTACCCGAAGAAGAACCGGATGAGCTTGACGAACTATCAAAAGAGTTTGTAAAAGCACTGGTAGAGAAAATTATGCAGTTCCAAGAAATGCTGGTTGGATATAAGCTGCACTCTTATCAAGCGCCCTTAGCCCGTAGAATTATCGAATCTGTCATTATCAATGACGGTGAAGAGGTAACTGCACTTGCTTCTCGTCAGTCGGGTAAATCAGAAACTATTGCAAATACTGTAGCTACACTTATGGTTATCCTCCCTAAACTTGCCAAGATGTACCCAGACTTATTAGGTAAGTTCGGTGACGGTATTTGGGTGGGTATGTTTGCCCCAATTCAATCTCAGGTTGAAACCCTGTACGGACGTACAGTATCCCGCCTTACTAGCGAAAGAGCGTTAGAGGTACTGGGAGACCCTGAGATCGACGACATGGCTACTAAAAGTCCAGGAGTTATTAGAAACATCAAGTTAAAGCACAGCGGCAGTACTCTTATGATGATGACCGCTAACCCTCGTGCAAAGATTGAATCTAAGTCTTTCCACCTTATTATTATTGATGAGTGTCAAGAAGCAGATGACTTCGTAGTATCTAAGTCAATTGCTCCGATGGGTGCGTACTACAACGCCACCATTGTAAAGACCGGAACCCCTAGCACAATAAAGAACAACTTCTACCGGGCTATTCAATTAAACAAACGCCGCCAAACTGGAAGATCCGCCAAACAAAATCATTTTCAATGGGACTGGCGTGACGTAGCAAAAGTCAACACAAACTATGAAAAGTTTATTAAAAAAGAAATGCTACGTATTGGAGAAGATTCCGATGAGTTCCAACTGTCCTACAACTGTAAATGGTTACTAGAACGAGGAATGTTCGTTACCTCTTCAATTATGGATGATTTAGGGGATACCTCTCAAGAGCTTATTAAGAGTTGGCATAGATCCCCTGTAGTTGTTGGCATCGACCCCGCTAGAAAAATGGACTCAACGGTAGTAACAGTTGTATGGGTTGACTGGGATAGGCCGGATGAGTTTGGCTACTACGACCACCGTATTTTAAATTGGTTAGAAATTCAAGGAGATGACTGGGAAGAGCAATACTTCCAGATAGTTAATTTTTTAGGCAACTACGATGTTCTGGCTATAGGGGTAGACTCTAACGGAGTTGGAGATGCCGTAGCGGGAAGATTAAAGATACTGATGCCTAGAGCAGAGGTAATCCCTGTAACTTCAAGCCCTACGGAGCAGTCTAAGCGTTGGAAACATATGCAGGCCTTAATTCAACGTCAAATGGTGTCTTGGCCAGCCCACGCTAAAACACGTCGCCTACGTACCTGGAAAAAGTTTTATCAACAGATGACTGATGCAGAAGTGCAATATAAGGGCCCAAACTTTATGGTTTCTGCCCCTGACGAGGCCCATGCCCATGACGACTTTGTAGACTCCCTAGCCATCGCTTGTTCTATGACTCAAGATATGGTTATGCCTACAGTAGAAGTAAGCTCTTCTCCATTTTTTTCTTAATTTAGCATTTAAAAACCTTCCTTAAGGTAGAGACTTATACCTGAGGACCCTCAATCCCTATGCATAAGGAGTAAAAATGGCAGTAGAGAATATCGCCCCAACACCTCAGTTCCCTGAGAAAGTTGGAGCAACATATGAACGAAAGATGGCAGAAGCGATGCCAGGCCTACGTGGCCCACTTCGATTTGAAGAAGGTATTGCAACTGACACAGATGTCCCAAGTGATTTTCAACTTGGCTTGGATCAGGGTTATGACACCCCAGCCGGTCGTCCTAACCACAACACTAACGTGTTTGAAAAGTATCCAGAAGAAACAATGAAGCAGCGTGCACATGTTGGCTCAGCCGCATGGGTAGAGGCACCTGCGTACCTCGGTGAATTTTCACAAGGTAACTTCGGAGATCACTCTCAGGTAGTTATTGAAGAGGTAATCCGCTCAGGCGGTCGCTACCAACGTATGAACCCTGCTCAAGTAGCAGACTAAGTACAGTAGACTATATAAGGCCCCCAGCCTCGTACCCCTTCTCCGAGGCTGGGTGCTTTACTAACAGGAGGACTAAATGGCAGATGTTCCAGCAAACCCAAAACTTTGGAATTTGTTACTACGTCAAGCCAAAGCAAAATATCCTTCTCACGGTAAGAATTTAGCATTCCCCGCATCTAAATGGTTGCGTGAGGAATACTCTAGACAGGGCGGCAAGTTTGTCGGTTCTAAGAGAGAAGTTGATCCAAAGCTACGTGATGTAAAGCAAGATCAAGAAGATGCTAAAAAACGCAAACTTGCAGAGAAAAAGAAAAAACAAAAACAAATGGGGTTTTTAAATTAAGATGGGGAGTTGTGAATAATGGCTGGTGGTATTGATTTTTCACCTCCCAGTTACAGAGCTGCGTCCTCTGACTTAACTATCTCGATTTCTCCGCTTGGTCTAGTAGAACTTGCAGATGAAGAGTTTGAAGTACATGGTCCGAGACTAAATCGTTACTCTCTTAACTGGGCAATGTATCTTGGGCACCACTGGTCATACCGCCGTGAGATCGGTGAATCTCAAATGGTATACAACTATTACAGAGCATTTACTGATTACATTATTAACTTTACATTTGGCCGTGGAGCTTCTTTCCGTAGCCCTTCAGAAACAGAAGCTGTAGTTCCTGACATCCTAAAGCGTGTGTGGGAAACAGATAATGACAAGCATTCAATTATGTGGGAAATGGGCCAGCAAGGCGGAGTTTCTGGAGACTGCTTTGTTAAGGTAGCTTACGAAGAAGGTTATGAAGACTCTATTGGCAGATTCCATCCTGGACGAGTAAGAATCCTCCCACTTAACGCTTCTTTTTGTTTTCCAGAGTTTCACCCGCACGATCGTTCACGTTTAATTCGTTTTAAGTTAAAGTACCGTTTCTGGGGCACATCTGCCGAAGGTACTAGATCTGTATACACATACACAGAAATCCTTACAGACGACCGTATTGAAGAGTACATCAATGATGAGATTATTGACTCTCGTCCAAACCCAATTGGTGTAGTTCCAGTTATTCATATTCCTAATACTCGTGTATCTGGTTCCCCATGGGGCTTGTCAGATTGTCACGACATTATTGTTCTTAATCGTAACTATAACGAAGTAGCAACAGATATCGCAGACATTGTCAACTACCATGCGGCACCCGTTACAGTGATAACCGGTGCTAAGGCCTCTTCCCTTGAAAAAGGTCCGAAGAAGGTCTGGGGCGGGCTACCAAAAGACGCTCAAGTCTTTAACCTAGAAGGCGGCGGACAAGGCCTTCAAGGTGCAATGGAGTACCTAAAGATAATCAAGACTGCTATGCATGAAATGATTGGTGTTCCAGAGACCGCACTAGGTCAAGTACAGCCGATCTCAAACACTTCGGGTGTTGCGCTATCAATTCAGTACCAACCGCTAATGAATCGTTACCAACAGAAGGTTGTTCAATACGGCGAAGGTATTCAAAAGATTAATGAGCTTGTATTATTAACTCTAGCTTTTAAAGAACCAGAGGTGTTTACATACAACCCTCTAATGAATGGTCCTATCAAACCAGGACAACTTCCTCAACTAAACCCTTCAGACCCTATTACTTTCCAAACTCAAGTTCATTTCCCACCACCTTTGCCACTAGATAAGCTCATTGTTCTTAATGAAATTCAAACTAAGATGCAAATGGGTCTTGAAAGCCGCGAAGGCGCTCTACGCCAACTGGGTGAGGAGTTCCCTGATGAGAAGCTAGAAGAAATTCGTGCAGAGCTTATTAGAGACGCTAAGGCTGATGGCGCCCTACAACTTGTAAAGACTCAAATAACCGCGTCAATTGCTTCCTTAACTGGAATGCTTCCTGATGGGGAAATGCCTCCTGGCCAACAGCCTGGAGAAGGTATCGGTCCTGGACCAACAGGACAACCTGGGGTAGTAAGTCCGCTAGAAGATGGCGTCTTACAGGAGCTCCAGCAGGTACAAGTAGATCTGGTCACTAAAGCGTACGGAACGACTATTCCTAAGAATAGACTACCGGACGGTGATAAACCAGAATAGTACGTTTAGGCAGACAAACTCGCAAGAATTTGGAAGCCTTGTTACCACTTAACAATCCGCAGGTCATCGTGGCATTAAATCGGACAACGACCTCTTAAACCTAAGGACACATCATGGAAACAACGAATATCGTTGATACACCGGAAGCTCAGCAAGCATTCCTTACTGACGTCCCTGTAGCAACAGAAGAAAAAGTAACACCTTTGAAGTCAGAACTAGTAACAGATAAGGCATACACAGAAGACGATTTGAAGAAAGTACGTGAGCAAGAAAAATCAAAGCTCTATCCTCAAATCGATTCACTAAAGGAAGAACTAACCGTTCTTAAGAAAGAGCGCGAAGAACGTCTAGCAGAGGCTGCAGCTCGTGCAGCAGAAGCAGAGGCAGAGGCCAAGAAAAAGGCTGAAGCTGAGATGGATGTTCGTCAGCTGCTTGAAGCAAAAGAACTAGAGTGGGCTCAAAAGTTGGAAGCTGAACGCGCAGAGCGCGAACGTGCTTTCACTCTTCTTGAGCGTGAGCGTCAGTATGCAGAACTCAGTGAGTATCGCACACGCCGCTTAGAAGATGAGCGTGACAACATCATGCCAGAGCTCGTAGATCTCATTTCAGGAAACACACCTGAAGAGATAGAACAAAGTATTACAGGACTGCGGGAGAGATCCTCAAGAATCCTGGAATCGGCGCAATCTGCCATGCAGAATGCTCGTAAAGAAATGACAGGAAGTCGCGTAACAGCGCCTCCAACCGGACCGATGGACACTAATATGGAGCAAAATCAGTTTACTGCGGAACAAATTGCCGCAATGTCGGTTACCGAATACGCAAAATACCGAGGAAAGTTGCTGGGTAAATCAGCATCGGACCGAGGCAAGGGAATCTTCGGGTAAGTAATTACCTCAATCAATTAAATCTAACTAAGGAGTAATACCGACATGGCATCAGCCGTAACAGGTACCGGCAATCTAGCCGCAGCACCTACAGCGTACTCTGGCTCTAACAGCCAGCTTACACAAGCAATTCAGACCATCTGGTCAAAGGAAATCCTTTTCCAGTCAATGCCTATTCTACGCTTCGAACAGTTCGCTGTTAAGAAGACAGAACTTGGAGTTGCACCTGGTCTCCAGATCAACTTTATGCGTTACAACAACCTCGGCTTCGCGGGTTCACTCGTTGAAGGTGTTCGTATGTCAACTAACGCACTAACCGCTCAACAGTTCTCAATCACAGTTGCAGAGCATGGCTACGCAATTGCTGTATCTGAGCTTCTATTGAACGCATCATTCGATGACGTAATGGCTTCAGCTTCACGTCTTCTTGGCCGCAACATGGCCCTATATCTTGATGGACAGGCACGTGACACACTCATGGCCGCATCATCAGTTATCTACGGATACGACCGCACATCACTAAACGCAGTAAACAACTGGTATGACTACGGTACAAAGGGCACATCACGTGCATCTCTTACCGGTTCATTTGATCTTACAACAGCAACCGTCAAGGATGCAGTTGAGACACTTGCAACCAAGAACATCCCACGTTTGGGCGAGACATATGTCGCATTCGTACACCCACACCAGAGCCGTAAGCTTCGTGACAACGCAGAGTTCATCGAAGTAACAAAGTACGCAGCTCCAGGTAACTTCATGCTAGGTGAAATTGGTCGTCTATACGACACAGTATTCATCGAAACAACACAGATCGAAAAGGTTGCTGGCGGAGCTGGCTCAGGCTACTCAGCTGACACTGCAGTTGCTGCAGGTTCAATCGTTTACCCAACAGGCGGCGGTTACACCTCTCCAGCAACAAAGACAGGTAATGGTAACAAGGACCGCTACACAGCTATCTTCATTGGAGATAACGCATTCGGTCACGCAATCTCTCTACCAGTTGAGCTCCGCGATGGCGGTATCCTTGACTTCGGTCGTGAGCATGCGCTTGCTTGGTACGCTATTTACGGTCTTGGTCTTATTACAGATCAGTCTGTAGTTCTAGCAGAAACAAACTAATTTAACCCGTTAGGGGGTTGGGCCTAAGAATCCAGCCCCCCAACACAAACAATAGGAGAATACTAATCGTGTCAAAAGCAAAAGTAACAGACGTCACAGGACGTCAGCGTGAAGCTCAAATTAAAGCAAACGCAGAAGCACTAGCAGAGCGTGCTGGTCAAATTTCAATGGCTACTGCAGAAGCAGTAGCAAAGTTAGAAACAGAAGTTGTAGATCTAACTAATCCAAATGCCGTGGCAACCGTAATTGACGAGGTTGAAACCGTAGGCGTAAGTCTTGCAGACGATACACAGGTTATTCGTGTCGCTGAAGACCTAGATTTTGTAACAATCGGTGTAGGAAATCACTATTCCTTTAAAGCCGGACAGAAGTACAAGGTGGCAAAGCATGTTGCTCAGCACTTGCAAGAAAAGGGTTACTTGTACGACAGGCTCTAAATAGCCTAATCTCTAGATCGCCCTCGTAGACAAGCGCCCTCCTGTCTACGAGGGTCTTTAACGTTTGTCCTGACTTATACCGGTAATCACGAGATTATATTGCTACAACAATTCCCGGAGGTTATCAGTGGCAACACTTGCAGCACTCTCTGGTCGTCTTAGAGCTGAACTAGGCGATATGGGCCGCAGCTTTGAAGAAACCTTTGCAAGCGACGGAAGCACTAAAAGGTACCAGTTAACAAATGCTCCAGTACAAGGATCATCCTTGGTTGTTAAAGCAGGGGCTACAAACGTATCTAGTACCTCCTCAGTGGAAGAACAGACCGGAATGTTGGTTCTGGCAAATCCTGCACCTGCAGGAACTTTAATTGTTATTTCGGGAACCGCTTATAAATATTTTACGGATGCAGAGATTGCAACCTACATTGAAACTGCCTTTTTAGAGCACGCACGAACCACAACAGATACCAATGGCAGTAGAGCAACCCTGCTTTCTTTACCTGTTATTGATGAGTACCCACTAGTTCTACTAGCCTCCACAATGGCTCTATATACCCTAGCTACAGATGCAGCTTTTGACATTGATATTATTTCTCCTGACGGAGTTTCTATCCCCCGCTCTGAACGTTTTAGACAGCTTTCTGAAATCTTAAATACAAGAAAAGAACAGTACCGAGAGCTTTGCAATCTGCTTGGCTTGGGAATGTACAAAATTGAAGTATTCAATCTTCGCCGCATCAGTCGTCTTACCAACAAGCTTGTGCCTATTTATCGTCCACAAGAAATTGATGACTCATCTCTACCGCAAAGAGTTCGCCTACCTATACCAAACTATGGGGACATTACGCCAGAGAGCGAAGTACTTACAAAAGACTTGTCTATGTACGCTGGAGATGACTTTAGTATTAAGTTGAAGTTCTCAATTAACTTACAAGACTTCACACCTAAATCAGAACTTAGAATCTTTAATACTGGTGGAAGAGCGCAGGTTGGTCCTGTTATCTTAGGAACCTTTACAATTGTAAAGCTACAGTCTGTACCTGGAGGTATCTTCGATACCCTTCAGTTAAGTCTTTCTGGAGACACAACTTCAAAACTTCCTACTACTTCTTACTACGATATACAGCTTACAGATAACATCACTGGAAAAGTAAGAACCTATATGACAGGTAAGGTCTTTACAGCTAAGCAGGTAACAACATAATGTCCGAACCAGAGATCATTGAGATAATTGAACAACCTACAACAATAATTACCTTTGGTTCAGATCAAGTTGGCTCTTCAGGACCACAAGGTCCGCAAGGACCTACAGGTCCCGCTGGTACAAACGGGGCAACTGGACCCACAGGTCCAACAGGTGCACGTGGAGTAACTGGTCCTGCTGGAGCGACAGGTGCTACAGGACCTACAGGTCTTGCAGGTGCTAACGGAACAACAGGAGCAACCGGACCTACCGGAGCGACTGGTGCTACCGGTCCGCAGGGAACATCTATAAATGTAAAGGGAACTGTCCCTAATACAAATGATTTACCTACTTCAGGTAATCGTATAAATGATGCGTACATTGTTTCTGCTGATGAAGATTTATATGTATGGAGTGATACAACTCCACGATCTTGGGTAAACGTTGGACAGATTGTTGGTCCTCAAGGACCTATTGGTCCAATAGGCCCAACAGGTGCTGCATCAAATGTAACTGGTCCTACTGGTGCGACTGGCCCACAAGGTTTACTTGGACCAACAGGAGCGCAAGGAGCAACAGGTGCCACAGGACCGCAAGGAATTACTGGACCTACGGGTTCTCAAGGAAGCGTCGGACCAACGGGAGCAACTGGACCAACTGGAGCTCAAGGAAATGTGGGAGACACTGGACCTATTGGTCCCATTGGACTCACAGGAGCAACAGGAGCAACAGGAGCGGCCGGACAAACAGGCGCTACTGGCGCTACTGGACCTACTGGTAGTACGGGACCCACAGGTGCGCCAGGCCTTCTTGGACCTACAGGAAGCACTGGCGATACAGGACCAACAGGGCCTACAGGATTAACGGGTAACACTGGAGCAACAGGTGCTACCGGTGCAACGGGACCGCAAGGTATTCAAGGTTCTACAGGACCTACCGGAGCAACCGGCCCTATAGGACAAGGTTTAACTTTACTAGGCTCATACAATACTTTTGCTGAGTTAGTTGCTGCACATCCCACAGGTGATGTAGGAGATGGTTATTTAGTTAACGGAACTCTCTATGTCTGGACTGGTTCTTCTTGGGATAACGCTGGAAATATTCAAGGACCTACCGGTGCTACTGGTGCTACCGGTGCTACTGGCTCAGCTGGAGCTATTGGACCAACAGGTGCGACCGGAAGCGTTGGACCAACAGGTCCGCAAGGTACAACTGGTTTAACAGGTTTAACAGGAGCTACCGGTCCTACTGGAGCAGTCGGTGCAGTTGGACCTACGGGTGCAACGGGAGCAGCTGGAACGTTCCCTAACTATGTTGGTAATTATGACAACGGAGCTGATTACAATGTAGGAGATATTGTAAGTACTCCTGTAGGTAGCCCTTACGGTAATCCCGGTGAGTTATTTATAAGAATACTCGGACCAAATCCTGGATACCCGCCAGGAACTTCTTATTGGCAACCTTACTACGCTGGATCTAGTGGAGCTACGGGTGCGACTGGACCTACTGGAGCAACAGGACTTCAGGGTGAACAAGGTTTAGCTGGTCTTGTAGGAGAGCAAGGTCCACAAGGAAATGAAGGTCCAACTGGACCTACAGGATTAACTGGACCTACTGGTCTAACTGGTAACGCAGGAGCTACAGGAGCCACGGGTCCTACCGGACCTACAGGCGCTACCGGAGCTGCATCTACAGTAGCTGGTCCAACTGGTCCAACAGGTGCCTTTGCCTACTCTAGTGAAACTCCACCAGTAGGTGCTGCAAATGGAGATGCTTGGTTTAACCCTGCAGATGGATCTGCTTATATTTGGTACGACAACTATTGGATTGAAGTAGGTGCGGCTCCAGTTGGACCTACTGGTCCTACAGGACCTGCAGGACCTATTCAAGAAATCCTACCTGTTATCTTTTCCGCTTTTGACCATGCGAATCATCAAGGTCTTACAGTAACCTTCGATGAGGCAAGTTCTGAAGTTCGCATCATCTCCGATGTTGCGTTTATTGAGGCAGTTGCTTTAGCAGGACTATAAGGAGACACGGTGCCAATCAATCCAGATTTCTCAGCTTTAGAAGCGGTTATTACTGCAAAAGTTAATAGCGTTGCCACAAATATCGACAACAAAGACCTTCTAATCCAGATGAAGGCGCTAGAGGCGGCAGTAGCCAACCTAGCCCTTACTAGAGTTATTGCAGAGGGTACCTACCAGCAAGGTCAGGTTACCTCTACAGCCGCAACAGCTGTTACAACTTTAAATGCTGGGGTTGCAACTGCCACAACAAACTTGGGCACTGTTGTTACTACAGCCACTACCAACTTAAATGCCGCAGCCACAACAGCAATTACAAACTTTAACGCAGTTGCCAACCCCGCTATTGCCACTATCAATGGTCTTTTAGCTGAGCTTGGCGAAACTAATACTGCTGACATCATCGCACTAGTAAACTCTTCTCTAGCCTCGATTACTACAGCTGCAAACAACGCCACCTCTGCCATTACAACCTCTAGGCAGGATGCTGTTACGGTCATCTCCGGTACTGGAACTACGGCTATTAACAACATCAACAGCACTAGAGATACCGCTATAACCGCTGTTTCTGGGGCTCAAACTACGGCTATTTCAGGTATTAACGTTGCCCGAGATACCGCCATCCAGGCAGTAAGCGCCTCGGGTGACGCTACAAAGCTAATCAACTTCATCAGAGATGATCGTTGGCTGGGTCTAAACATCTTTGCTCCTAACAACCTTTTAGGTAATTAGGGGTTGCAAATTAACTTTTCCACCTATACTAACTTGACGGGCAAAACCCTCGAAGGAGAAATCTAATGCCAACATATACAGCTCTTAATACGCAAATTGATGCGGTTAAAGCGGAGATCACACAATCGCTTGCAGCGAGCACGTATACAGCTCAAGACTTGGTTTATGTTGCCAAGACACTTGAGACACTAGGCAACCTCCTAGGGATTAATGATCTAGCTGCAGCTTCTGTAGACGCACAAGCATCTCTTAACAGCACGCTTGTAGCAATCCTAAACGGAACAGCACCGGCTAACGTAGGTAAGCTATACGTTGGTGCAGATGCTCAGACGTTTGAGGTTAATGCAGGTCTACAGAACCCAGCAATCATTACCTCTATCGACTCTGATGACTACGCTCAGATTGCTTTTCAAAACTCTGGTAACGGAGCGTTCTCTTCAACTGACTTTATTGCATACGCTGAAAATGGAACCGATAGTAATGGTTACATTGATATGGGTATCACATCTTCAACATTTAACGACCCAGACTTTACAATTACAGGGCCTAACGATGGATACATCTTTATGGTGGCCCCTCAAGTACTCACTGCATCCGTTAACGGAAAAGAACTTACTAACAACGTAGCTAAGCTATACACATCAACCGCTCACGGTTTCCGTGTTGGTATGCCGCTTGTTATTACTGGTGTAGACGGCGTGTTTAACGGTAATAACTACGTAGTACTTGCAACACCAACTCTTACAACCTTTACATATACTAAGGTAAACGCAAACGTTGGGTTTACAGCGGTAAGCCCTGTAGGCGTAGCTACTGCTGGTCGCACTGGTAAGGGTAACCTTGTTCTTGCAACAGATGAAACCGGTACTGAAAACAAGATTATTTTTGCTGCTGGTGGCCTTTCTTCTGACAACGCTCAGATGATCATCATCCCAGATGAGCAAGTTCACATTGAAATTGCTACACAGTCTACTTCAACCACAACTGGTGCTCTTCGCGTAGCAGGTGGTATGGGTGTTACTGGTAACGTAAATATCGGTGGTGACGTAAACATCAACGGTACCATCTCCTTCTCAGGTGGTGGAACAACTGTTGAAACAGCAAACATCTCTGTTGTTGCGCCAGCAATCTTCGTTGCTCAAGACAACCCAGCTAACGCCCTTGACTTCTCCTTTATTGGTGAGTACACCAGCAATGGCACAAAGTATACTTCTTTCTCAAAGGACGCTACAGACGGTGTATGGAAGCTAGTATCAGGCATTACCACCAAGCCTACAACTACAATCAACTATGCTCAAGCAGGTTTGACATATGATAAGATTAAAGTTGCTCAGGTAGAGGTATCAAATGCCCCTGCATCAGCACTAGAAGTAGGAAATAAAACCTACATTGACTCTAAGGATAACGATAACTTTGTCGCTAGCCTTATGGCAGTAATCTAACAAGTTTAATCCTGGCCAGGGATTATTTAACGCTACCACGGAGGTAACAAAGCAATGCCAAATCTAATCAAGAAACTAGCTCGAGGTTCAGTAGCAACTACTGAAGCGCCAGTCTATACAACTCCTGGCTCGGCTCAGGCAGTTATTACAAACATCGTATTGACCAACACAACTGGTGCAGCAATTACTGCAACTGTTAAGTTGGCAACCGTTGAAGTTTTAGCAGGCGTATCAATCGCTGCTAACGGAGTCTTTGCTTTCGACCTCCGTCAAGTTCTAGACGCAACTGAAGCTATCGCAGCCTCTGC